AAGGTGCCCAAGAGGTCGCGGCTTCCTGCGGCGGTGTCCCAAACTGAAAAGTAAATTTCGCCGAGCTCGTCGTGGTTGAAATCTTCTTTCGGATCGCCGGGACCGCGATCCGCGCAGGGGACGAAATCTGGATTCATTCGAGCAATAATTCCGCGAAGCGCGGACTGGGCGAGGTCGGCGGCGCGGGCGGCGACTTCGGACGGTTCGTTTTGGATGTCTCTAATCTCGATCCCGTCCGTGCCGGCGATCTGGATCGCGACGTTCTCAAGCGGCTCGAGGTTCATGCCCTGCTTGACCTGAGCCAGCGAAAACCCTCGGTTGAAATGTCAAACCGTAAATCGCTTCGAGCCGCCAGGTCCGAAACAGCAGTTAACGCGCCCTGGGATACATCGAAAGGCGCTTGCCCCACTAAACTATCTATGATGATCGAGGAAACTCCGCGGTCGATAGGGTCCTGAAAGATCGTCACGTTGCCGGGCGTCGGAGAAGAGTCTCCGATTTTTCCCAACCGTTGACCCGTGAAGGAGGCATCTGGGACATAGGAGAGACTTATACACCCATTCCAAACGACCTCCGCCTTGAAAGACGTCGGGGCCATAACGGCCTGCGCTTCGGCGAAGATGCCGCTCGGGGTCATCCCGAACCCAGTTGAGAATGGTGTCGGAAGCCGCCAAAAATCGGGGTCATTCGCGCTCTGGATAAACGGGATTATTCCGCTGGGGTTCGGCGTGTATTGTGTATCACTACATATAAAACCGATTTGGCGCGCGGTCGTGAATCCATCGCCGCCGGCGTCCAAAAGTAAGTTGGCCGCGTTGTTGTCTTGATCTATTCCGAAATCAATATCAGAGGACGGCGCGGGCTTTCCAATAGCCCATAATTTTTTCCAGGTCCTTCCACCAAACAACCAAGTATTACCACTCGCGAGCGCGCCGGTTCCGGTATTCCAAGCAACAGTGACGTCCTTTGCTCGGTTTGCGCCTGTGAAACCCATAAACGAGGTATTCAAATAGTCGCGACACGTTCCTTCTGTAATCTCGAACGTATCATTGCCAGTCACCACGGTCCGAAGCCCGACGATGTAATTTTTTGCCGGGGGGAGCGAGGCGGCGATCTTTGAATCGACCAAACTCCGAAGCGCCTCGACGAGCTTGCTGTTATCGCTCTTCGAGCGCGTCACCGACTGGTCATCGAGAATGGCGATCAGCGACTCTTGCAGCGCGTTCAAATAGTCGGCGTCGAGGAGCGTCCCGGTGCCTGTGCCGATCGTTGCGTCGCGGAAATACTCCTCGACTCCCAATGCACTCGGCGTCGGTATGCTCGGGGCATTGTTCGGTGCGTCAGTGCGATACATGCCTACACCGATTCCCGAGACCAGTAGAAACCCTCAGTCGTGACGGTATAGGTTTGATTTGGGCTCGGGGCGTAGCTGAAGCGGTAGCGAAGTTGCCCTTGTAGCGTCGCCGCTCCTCCGGGCTCGGCCGGGCTTTGCCGGAATACTTGATGCACAAGTATGTCCGCCGCGTCGGAGTTGTAGTGCAGGTTGTAAGCCGAACTCGTCGCCGCCGGCGTTGCGCCTTCATGGCCTAATATTGCGTAATGGTCCTGATCGACATCTGCGGGGACGTTGACCGAATGCGTGCCGACGTGAATCGTCCCCTCTGGAACATTAAGATCGGCCGTTAATTCGGTGGTCACCGTGATCGCGGTTGCCGAAATCGCGGTTTGCCCCACTTGTTCCGAGAAGTAGTTCCCCTGGCCATAGTTTGAGAATTGTCGCCAGGCCGCACCCCCGCTCCGAACTGCCCATCCGATTTGACGCGCAGTCGTGAACCCATCCGATGCGGCGTCTGATAATAGATTTGTAGCGGTCGCGTCTTGATCGAATCCGAAGTTAATATCAGTTCCGGCCGCCTTATGAATTGCCCAAACTCGCGTGTAGTAAGGGTCCGCCCAAGTGTTGTTACTGGCGAGCCCTCCGTTGGTGAGGTTCCAAGCGACTGCCGCATCCTTAATTATTGCGGCAGCTAAAACCCCCGTCCCGGTATCCGCCGAGTTTCGGCACTCGCCGGCGTCGATGGTGAACGTCGAGCCGGAGTGCGAAAGAAACTCGAGGCCTGAGATGTAACCCCTTAAACCGTAGTTTGCGGCGGCGATTTTCGTATCGACGAGCGAGTTTATCGCCGTCAGGAGTCGGCTGTGGTCGCTTTTCGAGTGCGTCACCGACTGGTCATCGAGAATCGCGATCAGCGACTCTTGAAGCGAATTCATCCAATCCGCGTCAACCGTGGTTCCCGCAGCAGATCCGGCAGGGTTTTTGAAGTAGCCCTCTGTTCCCAGGGCGGACGGAGCCGGTTTTGCGGGGGCGCTGTTTGCGGCGTCTGTTTTATACAATGTAAATTCCTTATAGGAAAATGTGCTCAGCCCAAGCCGGTTCGATCTCAGTCAATATGCAATCCAGATCTAATTGCGTGATCGCTCCGAGCGGGTCGTTTGCAACCGAACCACCGGACGTAAATGGGACGACTTCAATCGCCGCGGCCGTCGTCACGTCGTATTGAAACCAGGTCGAAGCCGCATCCGGTGCGGCGTGTTCCGCGATTGTGATCGTGAAGCCATAAAGCGCGGCAATCTCGATCATGGTATTGGGCGCGAGGTTGCGGTTTCTAGTCAGGACCGCGAGGACGACGGCGCGGCGTTGCTCTAGCAGTGTCGGCGGGACTTGACAGTCTCGCGGAAGCGCGAGCATCCGCTCAAAGTCGCCTATAAATTGAATGGTCGTCGTGTAGTCGAGTTCCGTTAGCAGTTCGTCGCAGAGCGCATCGAATCGCGCGAGCTCGACGGCCAGGCCTTCGAATAAACGCCGAAAAAGACCGCCTTCGGCAAGGTCCAGTGCGAAACCTTGCGGCATATGGTCGATCAGCGATTGCGCCCAGTCGGTTGAAGACTTCGCGAACATCATGTGAAGACCGGCGTCCCGATGGTCGGGAGCTGGCCGGCAGAGTGCGTTTTATCGGCGGCCGGACTTGTCAGCGTCGAGCTCGTCTCTCCGGTCGCTCGCGAGATGACCTCGGCGAGCTGGGAATGAACGACCGTCCCGCCGATCGTCGTTGTTCGAATAAGGAACTGAACAATCTCGGCGTTGACCGCGTTTTGAACTGCGACCGTATTCGGAACCAGCGTGATCGCAGGATTAAGAGGGACGAGGGTCGGCGGGTCGACTTGGACGTCGGCACATAGCGGGCGCCGGTTGTCGCCGTCGATGTAATTGAAAGCCGTGACGTAGTCACCAGCGACCCGGTTGATCGCGTTGCCGGCGGCGTCGGCGGCGTCGTTGACGGCGTAGATCTGGATCACGTTCGACCCGGTTGCGGGCTTGATCGCGAAGACGCGGGTCCAGGCGTTCGCGATCGACTCGAAGGTCCATCGCTCGAAGTCGGTCAGCGTTCCGCCCTGCGGCGCTCGCCTCTTGTGCAATAGGTAGCGGTCGCGGAAGTCTTCGGTCGATTCGTCATTCGTGCCGCCCGAGATCTCGTCGGGGGCCGGCCGGACCTGGCCGAGCCCTGGCGCGATTCCGGTGAACGGTTCCTCGAGGTCGATCGCGGCGCCGGCTGAGAGGTTGTATTTCTCGCCCGATTCGACCGCCTGAACTTGTGGCACGTAGCTGCCGAGGCTTGCAACCCAGGGGAATGTGAGCGCGACGTATCGCTCGCCGGCGCTGCTCACGAGAAAGAGGCCAGCAGTCGGGGCCGGGATTATTTCAGCAGCGAGGGCGAACCGTGCGAAGCCCTGCGCCTTGGCGCCGAGGTTTTGGGTCAACCCCTCCTGAGCCGCGAGGCGGACGAGGTCGTCGAATTCGGCGGTATCTCCGAAGTGATTCCGGGCGGCGCGTTCGAGCCGGCCGTTGAGCTCGTGAATTTGCGCGGTCTGGCTCATGATTAAAGCGAGGACTGCGGTCCGAGGCGCGAACGGATCGAAGTCGACGAGCACGCCCTTCACGTCGCCTCGAATTCTATCGAGGATGTCGGCGACGGTCGGCCGGGTGAACGACATGATTAAACGCCCTCTCTAGCCATCGCATCCCATTGCAGCGAGTAACGTCTCTCCGCGTTGGTCGTGGCGTCTGTGACAGTGATGAAAATCTCGAGGACCCCTCGAGATGGGATTCGGGTCTCGACCGTGACGACGCCGATCCCTTCGGCCTCAAGCCATGCAAGGCCCTCGAGCACGTAAGAGCGAGCGCGTGCGCGGGTCTCGTCGTTTAGGGCTTGGCCCTCTAGGAGCCAGAGCCGCGAGCCGTAGCGATCGTCTGGCCCGAGTGGCGAAAGGAAGTCGCCCCAGTAGCCGCGACGTTCGGGGAATGCAGGGTTACCAGAGTCGGGGACCTCGTCGGATGCTTCGGCCAGGCGGTCAGTTAAAACGGAAAGAATCACCTGTGAGCGAAAACCGTCTTCGAGCTCGAGCTGGCCCCAAGCTGGCGACGACGAGAGGGACAGGTCGAAACCCTCTCGCTTGTCGAAGCTGGAGGAGTCGCCGGCGGCGATTCCTTGACCTGGCGTTCCGACACCACCCTGGACAGGGAAGATCGGGCCGGCGGGTTGATCGAATCGGAGGTTCTTTTTTTCAAGGCGTAGGTCGGGCATTTATAGTGGTGGTCCTGTGGCTCCGGTGCAGGGTCCGCCGGCGATTCCAGCCGGAGAGTTGATGCTGCCACCTGATAAAACGTCTGCGCTATGAGTGTGAGACGCCCAGGCTTTTCCCTCGAGCGTAATCGTGCCGGTGATGACTACTGTCGTGCCGCCGATGTTGACGGCGCCTGATGCGTTGATGTCTGCGTCTCCCGATCCGGCGTCGATATTTATGGCGCCGGAGGCGGTAATGTCTGCGTTTCCCGATCCCGCGTCGATGGCAATCGCGTTGCCGGCGAGCTCGACGATCCGGCCGCGCTTCGCATGAAGGACGAGCCCCTCGTCGGTGTAAATTTGGACCTCACCAGGCGCGAGATTTGTCGGGCGGTGCCGCGGGTCGTCGACGTTGATGATCGCGAGCCTGCTCTGAGAGCCGCCGATTTGGAGGGCGATCCCTTCGGAGCCGACGAGCGGCACCGACGTCACGCCGTAATCTTGGAAGCGCGAGGCGTTGCGGTTTGTTCCACCACTGGCGAACGTGTCACCGTCAACTCTTTGATGGGAGACCGAGCCCCTCGCGTCGAGACCTGTATCGTCGATCGCGGTGAGGAGAATCCGGCTCACCATCTGTCCTATGCGAAAACGGATCGCTCGCTTGATGCCTTCCGTGAATTCGCTCATAGACTCGAGTCCTTGTTGTCCCACAATTCGCCGGCTTCTGACTTCGGCTCTTTCATTCTGCGGAGATCGAAGGCTTCTGGGCGCATAAATTGGAGCTTTGCGGTGCGCTTGTTTTTCTGAAACGCAAAAGTCACGGTCGTGAGAAGTAGGTCCTGATCGACCGCGAGCCAGGGGTCCGAGATCTTCACGAGCTCGCCGGGAGTCCAGAGGGGACCGGAGTCCGAATTGTGGCGCCATCCCTTAACCGTGTAGGAGATACGTTCGCACCGAGCGGCGCGGAGATTGATGTCGCGACGGATCAAGGCCTCGAGGGCGGTTGAGCCGTCCGGCGGATCCTTTGGCAGCTCGAGGAGCGGGAGATAGCGATCCGGGTTCATGTTTGGATCTGTCACCGTTGCGCGAAGCGGAGCTCCGGCGGCGGTTCCACCCCAGGCGCTCTCGCGCTGCACTTCGTGGGTGATTGATTGGAATCGCTCTGTGTCGTCGAAGACCGCGCCGGCCGAGATAATGTTATCGCCAAGGCGGAGTGTGATCTTCGAGGCTTCCGAGCCGGGCAGCGTGATGAGCAAGCCGCCGACGCCGTCAGAGATTCGAATCACTCCGCGGTATCGAACGAGATGGTCGATTAGCGAGTCGGCAGTCGCTCCGACTTCGGCCTTGAATGTCAGGAAGTCGGCGCCGGTGTCGACATCGGTCGAGACTGAGATCCCGAAGGGTTTGCAGATCTGCGCGACGATCGACTCGAGCTTTGCCGGGGTGTGGATCGGGACCATATTCGAGCACTTGATGAGGTCGGCCGTCGAATCCCAGCCCGTCACCGAGATCACATGATTCGCCTTGCCGTAGCTTGGCGCGAGCTTGCGGATGTAGCCCTTCACCATTGGCACGCCGGCGACCTTGACCTCGACCGAATCGCCGCGCTTGAGAATTCGCCGGTTCGGATCGTCGATCTCGAGCTCCGACATCGTGAGCGCGAAGCCGTGGGCGACGCTTTCGATCGTGCGGACGACCTCGATCGACTTCCAGCCGGTGAGCTTGCCCGCGGAGACGAAGACCTCGACCTCATCAGACACGCAAGACTCGAATCTTGTTTAGGCCGGGGATAAATGCCGGGTGTTCGGGGGTGAGGATGCGCTCCAGTTCGGTGGCCCTTGATCCGTCGCCGTAAAGTCGCGAGGCGAGCAGGAGGGTCGACACTGGAGCGGGGGGAATGTAATCGGCCTTCTCGGGGGCTTGCTCGCCGCGTAGGGCGATGTCGATCAGGACCGCGGTGCGGAATTCGCGTAGCCCGATGTAGGCGTCATCGTCGGCAGTTGCGCCGGCGGTTTCGATCTCTTCGTCGATCGGGCCGAGGAAGTTGTCGCGGAGCTCGGCGACCTCGTCCTCTGACGTGAAGTCGGCCTCGATCAGCACCAGGCCGCGAGCAATCACAATTGCTTGGCGGACCATATCGCCGAGGGCGAGGCGGTTCGTGTTTGCGAGAATCTCGTCCGGTGTAAGCGTCGCCGAAGCATTGCGCGGAGTGTTTGGGCCGAGGATCGTGCCGATCGTGTCCTCGCCGTCGTGGCGCATTCCCTCGAGGACCCGGAGACGCTCGGCGACAGTTTCAGGGACAGCCGCCATCTCAGCGGCGATGTCCAGGATCCCCGAGCCGGTCTCGGCGAAGGAATGAGCGAGGCGGAGATCGCTGTCGGAGGTGATATTTGAGGCAAGCGCCGACGACTTCTCGGCAATCGCGAGAGCCGGACCGCTGCGCTGCAATAGTGCGAGGCCGCGGTCGAATATCTCGAGGGCCGCTTTTGACGTAGCGACGACGTTGTCGTTCACCCAGCCGACGCCGTTGTCGACTTTTAACAGGTAGGAGGTGAGCGAGCTCTCCTGGGCATCGACCGCGGCGGCCTTTACTTTGCCGACCGTGTCAGTCGTGACGCCTGGCGAGCGGTTTGCGCCGGCCTCGACCGCCGTGAAAACGATCTTCGCGAAGCGTCCGCTCTTGCCCTCTTCCTTGACCGATCCAGAGACGATCCGAACACGGTGCGTTCCGTAACGCTCCGTAACAAGTTCGCCCTCGCCCTTAGATCGCAGGGCGGCGATTAACTTGTCGCGGTCGAGGTCGTAGTTTGTGCCGACGACGAAGGCCGACGTCGAGAAGCGATCGGCGGAGCGGCCGAGGTCGCGACTGTGCGGAATCTCGCGGTCTGGGAATTCGTTGATCTCGAGCCTGCGCCCGAATGAATAGTTCGCGTCGAGGGTGAAGAACGGAACGCCCTTGAAGCTGGCCGCCTGGAGTCGGGTTTTCCAATCAGCGCCGGGATCCGGCTCGAATCCTGCGTCGAAACTCATCAGAACGCCTCGCCGTTTAGACTTTCAGAGGTGACTTTGACCGCCGAGCCTGTTTCTGGCTCTACGCCTGTGACTCGGCCGTCCTGGTCGACCTTCATCACAACCTCGACGGGGGCCGACTGCGAGGCGCCGGGGACGACTGCGCCCGGTGCGAATTGGGCGGCGGCGACTGAGTTCGCTTGAAGCGATGCCGTCCCGCCCATCGCGTTAAATGTGTCCGCTATGAAGCCGCCGACCTTCGAATCAAAGAAGGCCGCCTTGATCTCTTTCCAATGGGCGACGACGCTCCCGATCGCAAGAGCGATCCCAGCGACGGCGAGTGTTATCACGCCGGCAGTCGAAGCGAATGCCGCGCCTACCGAGATGACCGCGGCGGCAAGGGGTAGGAAGATTGCAGCGGCGATCACGCCGAGGACGAGCTTTAAGCCGCCGAAGCGTTTAATCAGTGCCAACAATGGCGGACCCCATTCTTTGAGGAGGCCGAATAGTTGTTTCCCGCCGGCGATGAATTCTTTTAGAAACGCGGAGACGCCTGTTTGAATGAGTTCTTTGTTTGCGGTCGTCCACTCTCGAATACCGTCCATCATCTTTTCGACGATCGGGAAGAGGTTCCCCGAGATCTCGGCCCATACGTTGCCGAGCGCGGTCTTCATCAGGAGTAGTGAGTCCTGGAAGGCTTCGGCGTTTGCGAGGGATTCGGCTGAGATAATCCCGCCGTTCTGCTCGACCTGGCTCTTCAGGTTTGCGACTTCCTCCGCCGTCATCTTCGCGACGTTAATCAGCTCCATCCCGCCGCGGCCGAAAGCCGCCTGGGCGAGTGCGGCCTGGTCTTGTGCGTTGGTT